ACCTCGCGGGCGCCGACCTCGCGGGCGCCAACCTCGAGTGCCGCGAGAAGGCTCGCGAGATCGAGTTGCAGATGACGATCAGCGGGGTGCGCCCTGCCGGGGATTTGGCCGACGACATCGAGCCGCGATTTAGCGGGGACACGACGACCAAAAAGGCCGTGCTTCTCCTCGTGACCACGGTCACCGAGGTTTTCGAAGTCGACGCAGAGCACGTCGACGAGCTCCCGCCGTCCGTGCCTGCTCTCCTCCGCAAAGCCGAGCCCGCGCTCTTCCCGGTGCTGCGCGCAGCGGGGCGCCGATGAGCGCCACCAAGCGCCAGCGCCCGGTTTGGGTCTCGCTCCCGTGCGACGACGGCGAGCCGTTGCCGCGTCTGTACGACGGCGACAGCTACGTGGTCAGACTCGCCGACGGCACTGAGCTGTGGGCCGTCTACGTGGTCGACAGCGGCGCCGCATTCTTCCCGTGCGACGACGAGGGGAACGAAGTCCCGACCGCTGGCTACGACTCGCCCGTGCCGCTCGATGTCGCCGCGGTTTGCGTGAGCGGTTACGGCCCCGGCTTCGGCCCCTCGTGTCCCAAGGCTGGCGAGGCTCCGCGCATTCACCTGGTCGTGGCCTCGCCGTCGCTGGTCAAAATCATCAGCGAGTCGCAGCGCAAAGCCCGCGAGTTGCTCGGCGCGCGGTTCGGAGCGGTGTCGTGAACCGCGCAACATTGCCGATCCGCTATCACGTGGATTTCAACTATCAGGGCTGCCAAACGCAGCACTTCGTCGAGTTCGCGCCCGCGCTGGCGTTCTACATCGATCACCTGTCTGACGGGGTTGGTCCGTTCGCTCCCAAGCTGATGGGATTCGCGTTCGACGACACGAGCGACGGTCTGACCGACGACGAGCGCGAGGCGGTTGAACTCGCAGCGGAGATGGCAGCGTGAACGACCGCATCGAAGCCGCGCCGGACACTGTTCCGAACGCATCGACCGCGCACATGGCGATCGTTTTCCAGATTGCTGACCGATTCCAGGGGTTCGTTTCGACGCTCTCGGAGTCGACCACCATGAGCCCAGACGATCAGGCCGACACGCTTGGTGCGTTGCTAGACGAGATCGACCGCGAGCGCGCGCGCATCGTTTCGGCGCGTGAATCCGCGTTTCGTCTCGCGGAGCTCGAGAATCTGATCGCCGACGAGGAAGCCGCCGAGGCGCGCTGGAACGCTGCAAACAACGGAGGGATGCCGCAATGAGGACTGACACCGCACCTGTCGCAATGTCGCGCGACGAGAAGATTCTCGCACTGAGCCTGATGATCGAGGATCTGAAGGCGGAGAAACGAATCGAGGATTGGCTCCGTGCCAACCCGAGCGCGACCTGCTGGACGATGCAAGAGGGGCTCGATCGCGTGTGCACAATCGTCCGCGACGCACGCACGATCGCTCACTGCAAGGGCGCCACTGACGACGACGCCCGCGCGCAAGCGTTCAGCGTGATTTTCACCAACGAAGCGGCCGCAACGATCTGAATCGGTCCGGCTCTGTAGCGACGCAGTGACGGGGCCAACCCCCTTTGGCCATCCCCCTCCGTCACTGCGTCACTACAGGGCCGCACGACTTTGGAGAATTAGAATGCTGAATCGATTTAACGATCTCTGGCACTCCGTGCCTCTATGCGTCCTCGATACCGAGTGCACCGGCAAACAGCCGGGCCGCGATCGTGCCGTCTCCTTCGGTATCGCGCGCTTCGAGAACGGCGTCTTCGTTGCGGGCCTGGAAAGGCTCGTCAACCCGGGCATGCCGATCCCCGCAGAATCCACGGAGATCCACGGCATCACCGACGCTATGGTGGCGGACGCGCCCACGCTTCACGACGCTTTCTTTCAGCCGGACGTTGCCGCGTTGCTCGAGGGCGCCCAGCCGGCGGCCTACAATGCGGGGTTCGATCGCCACTTCGTTCCGCCATTCGGCGAGCGCTGGGACTGGCCTTGGCTCGACGGGCTGATGCTGATCCGCAAGGTCGACAAGTTCGCTAAGGGCACGGGGCGACACAAGCTCTCGGCGTCGTGTCTGCGCCACGGGATCGATCTCACGGAGGCGCACAGCGCGGGCGCCGACGCTCGCGCGTGCGGCGAACTGATCTTCAAGGTCGGGCGCGAGACGTTCCCGAAGAATTACACGCTCGGCCAGGCGCTCGACTTTTGCCGGCGCGCTGAAGTCGAGGAGTGGTTCCGGTTCAATTCGTGGCTGTCGGTGCAACCGCCGCGGGAAGCGGGGGCAGCGTGAGCGCCGCCAAGCAACTGCAGCACGCCTTCGAGACGCTCAGCGCGCCAGGCGACTCCCGCGAGGCGTGGCTCGAGCGTCGGCGCTCGGGCGTTGGCGCTTCAGAGGTGGCAATCCTGATGGGCGCCTCCGGCTGGGGCTCGATCCTCGGCCTCTACTACTCGAAGCTCGAAGAAAGCGACCCTGACGACAACGACGATCCAGAGGAGTACTTGCAATGGGGCAACCTACTGCAAGACGCGATTCTGGGCGAGCTCGCCAAGCGCGCTGGCGTGAAGATCGCCGCACGCGAACCGCATCTGCGCAGCACCGAGCACACCTGGATGCTGGCGACGCCCGACGCCATCACTGCCGACGGCGAGCCGATGGAGTGCAAAAACATCTCCTACGGCTACGACCAAGAAGACTGGGACGTCGGCATTCCGGAAAAGTACTTCCTGCAGTGTCAGCAGCAGATGGCCGTGACGAACGCCAAGCGCTGCCTGTTCGGCGTGCTGCTCTGGGGCTCGCGCATGATCTGGGAATGGGTGCCACGCGACGAGGCAACCATCGCCAAGATCGTCAAGGCCGGGAGCGCGTTTTGGAAGCGTGTTCTCGACCGCGAGGAGCCGCCTGCCGATGGGCACCCCGAGGGACGCAAGATCCTCGCGAGGCTCGCGATCGTCGAGAGCCCGCTCGAACTGTTCGAGCCCGATGTCGGCGACCTTCTCGACGAGTGGCAGCGATTCGACACTGAGCTGGCCAACGTTCGCCAAAAGGAGCGCCAGGCAAAGAGGTGTCGCGACGCCGCTGCCGATCAGATCGCGCAGGCCATGGGTGAGCACCGCCAGGCGTACACCGCGACCGGATGGTCGATGCGCTGGAAAACTACGAATAAAGCCGGCCACACCGTCAAGCCCAGCATCGTCAACACACTCGAAATCAAAGCGCCCAAGTAAAAAAGGCGCGGAAAGCACCAATCACCATGTCAGCAGCAATCCAGACCGATCGCGCGCGCCCCAACGGCAACGGCGAGATCGTCCGCGGTGAAAAACCGCAGAAGACTCTCGCGGAATTCGTCACCGAGCACCAGAAGGACTTCGCGATGGTGCTCCCGAAGCACATGAGCGCCGATCGCTTGGTGCGCCTCTCGGTTGGCGCGCTGCGCACGACCAAGGGTCTCGCGTCGTGCACCCTCACCAGTTTCGCCAGCTCGATCATGGCCTGCAGCATTCTCGGGCTCGAGCCGAACACGCCGCTTGGCCACGCCTACCTCATCCCGTTCAAGAACAAAGGCGTCCTCGAATGCCAGCTGATCATCGGCTACAAAGGCCTAATCGAGCTGATGAATCGCTCGGGGGTGGTGTCGAGTGTCCGCTCGATCCCTGTCTTCGAAGGTGACGAGTTCGAATACGAGCTTGGCCTGCACGCGGACATCAAGCACCGGCCATCTACTGATGCAATGCGCGGCACGGATCCGACCAAGCTGACTCACGTGTATCCCGTGGTGAAGCTGCGCGAGGCTGGCATGGATCCGATTTGGGACGTGCTCAATCGCGGGCAAATCGAGGCGCGCCGCGCTCGCTCGCCGGCAGCAAAAAGCGGAACTAGCCCCTGGCTCACCGACTACATCCCGATGGCGCTCAAGACGGGCATTCGCCAGATCGCAACGTGGGTCCCGAGCAGTTCCGAGCGCACGCTGCCGTTGCAACAGGCTGTCGCGTACGAGGACGCGCACGAGCGAGGGAAGGGCATGACCGCCGTCGCTGCGCTCGGTGAGAGCGCGCAAGAGCAGCTCGACAAGATGGGTGCTTACCCAACCACGGCAGAGGAAGCCGAAGACGAGCTGCCGGAGAACGTCGACCGAACCACGGGCGAAGTCACGGGCTGATCATGACTCTTAAGGAGCTGCTAGCGCTGCCGCCCGTGTTGGCGATCAAGGTGATCTACGATTGCCTCGACGAAGGCACGATCGCGGCCATCAAGGCCAAGCCTGCGATTAAGGCACCGCAGCAGCCACGCTTCGATTTCGCGCTCTACAGCAACGGAGGCAACACGTACGCGAGCGAGTGCACGCTCAAACAGCTCGATTGGTACATCGAGCGTTGCAATAAGAGCATTGCTGAGGGCGGGCAATACGTCGAGCAGAACAAGAAGCAACTCGAAAAGCTGTCCGAGTGGCGTCGCTGGAGGGGATGCAATCCCACCGTGATTTGGTGCGGCAAGCGCGGCGACGACGAGGGTGTTGTCGCTGCGCCGCCGAGCGATCGACCGCGGGTCTATCCGCGTACGGGTGGCAACGGCGGCCAGGCGCCGCCAGCGCAAAACCAAGACGTCGACACCGATAAATTCTGGGGATGAACCGACTCGTCAACGGGTCCGCCTCGCCCCCTCGGGGCGGCCCGTTGCGCACCTACTTCACACGAGAAAAGACCATGGCCCAAGCAAGCATCCTGACTACCGAGCCCGAAGTTTTCGCGTCCGAGGTCGTGTCGAACACCGACCTCTCGCGCTTCATCGCGTCGGAAGAGGAGATCGCGAAGCTCTTCAGCGTCTCAGAGGAACTGGTCGCCACGCTGAAAACGGAGTTCGCGCCCATCACTTGGGACACCCCTAAGAACTACGAGGCCGGCAAAAAGGCGATCCAAAAGCTGCGTGACCTCCGCGTCGGAGTGTCAGAAACGCACAAGGAGCTGAAGGCCGATTCGCTGGCCTACGGGCGCAAAGTCGACGCCGTGAAAAAGCACTTTACCGAGCTACTCGAGGCGATCGAAGAGCCGTTGATTGCGGCCAAGCAAGCCGTCGACACCGAAAAGGCACGCTTGAAAGCCGCGAAGGAGGCCGCCGAAAAGGCGGAGATCGAGGCCGCTATCCGAGCGGAGCGCGAAGCCGAGGAAGCTCGCTTAAAGGCAATCCGGGACGCCGAGCAGGCCGAGATCGATCGCCAGAAGGCGGAGCTCGAAGCCGAGCGCGTTCGGATGGCTGCCGAGCGCGCTGAAGCCGAAGCGCGCGAGAAGGCCGAACGTGCCGCCCGCGAAGCTGAGGAACGCAAGGCACGCGAGACCAGGGAAGCTATCGAGCGCGCCGAGAAGGCCAAACGCGACGAGGCTGCTCGAATCGAGCGCGAGCGCGTAGAGGCTGAGCAAAAGGCGGAGCGTGAACGCCTGGCGGCAGAGCGACGCAAGCTCGAGGACGAGCAAAAGGCAGAGCGCGACCGGGCAGCAGCCGAGCGGCAAAAGGTCGAGGACGAGCGCCGGGCCGTGGCAGCCGAAAAGGAACGCCTCGACCGGCTCGAGTTCGAGCGCCAAGCCGCCATCACCGCCGAGGCCAACGCCCGAGCCAAGGCGGAGCAAGATCGCGTCGCGGCTGAGGATGCGGCTTGGCTCCAGAAGGAGCAGGAGGCGGCCGCCCTGGCGCGGATTGAGGCGCTGCGCCCTGATACCGAGAAGCTGCACGCTTTCGCTTCCGCGATCCGCCGCCTGGACCCGGGCGAGGTGACATCTCCCGAGGCAGAGAAAGCCCTGCAGCTGGCTTTCGAGGCGCTCGAAGACATCGCCTGCGCGCTCGCCGCGTTCGGCTCCGAATCCAACTGACCACCCAAACCCCACACACGAGAGCCCCAAATGGACCCCAGAAGACAAGAGACCATGACCGCCGCCAGTACGACGCCCACGTTCACCGCGGAGACGCCCGCGCCAGCAGCCAAGCGCGGCACCACCACCGACGGCGTGAAAGCCGGGCAGCTGTTCGAGGAGCTGACCCAGCTCGACGCTGAAGAGTTGGCTGAGCTCCGGGATTCAATCGACCGCGTCGAGGCTCCGTATGCCTCCCACGGGTTCTTTACGAAGCCGGGTCGGCTCGACGACGCCAAGCCCGAGCAGCGCCGCCAAGGCATCGACGCGGGCCTAGCCTGGGGCGCCGTCGCCCAGCTCTGCGCGGTCTACAGCGATCACGGCGTGAGCGAAGGCATGGCCGAGGGTATGGGCAAGCACGCGGACAACGGCGATCTTGGCGGAGCGCCACTTTCACCGGGCGAGAAATTCCGGCTCGCCCAAATGGATGCCGTCGAGTGGCTGCAATCGCTGCAGCCCGGCTCCGTCGATCTCGTGATCACTGACCCCGCCTATGAGTCGCTCGAGAAGCACCGCGCCAAGGGCACGACGACGCGCCTGAAGGTGAGCGACGGATCGAGCAATGCCTGGTTCAAAATCTTTCCAAACGGCCGCTTTCCCGAGCTGTTCGCAGCGACGTACCGCGCGCTCGCTCGCAATTCGCATTTTTACATGATGTGCGATCAGGAGACGGGGTTCTTCGCGAAGCCGCTCGCCGAGGCCGCCGGCTTCAAATTCTGGAAAGCAATCGTGTGGGATAAAGTCCAAATCGGCATGGGCTACCACTACAGAGCCCGGCACGAATGGGTGATGTTTTTCGAGAAGGGCGAGCGCAGGCTGCGCGACCTCGGGATTGCCGACGTGCTGAGCATTCCGCGCGTGCGCAACGGATACCCGACGGAGAAGCCGGTAAAGCTGAGCGAGCTTCTGATCGGCCAGAGCTCGGAGCCGGGCGAGATCGTCGCCGATCCGTTCATGGGGTCGGGCTCTGTCGGTGTCGCCGCGCTTCAGCAGTGCCGGCGGTTCCTGGGTTCTGACATCTCAGACGACGCGCACTTGGTTGCGGAGCCGCGACTGGAAGAGGCGGCGAAATGAAGCGTCTATCCACGCCGAAGTTTCGCGCGGAGACCTGGTGACGCTGGGCAAATTGGAGTGGTTCGGCGCTGAGGAACGAATGGACAAGCCGATGCGTTACCGGCTGCCAAAGAAGACGAAAGCGGTGCGATTGTGAACACCAGAGAAAAGCGCCAGCTCTTGCGCTAGGCCAGGAACCTCGGGTTCGTCGACGACGGCAAGCCCGCGCGAGGGGGCGGCTGCGTCGTCTATTTAATGACCTGCACGCGCGGGAAACGCCGGCTTAGCATTCAGATCTGGGACTGCGGGAAGCACCGAGTTTCGCACGGAACTTCCACCTACCGCGGCGCGCAAGGTTTCGTCGGCTTCCGCGAGACGACACCGCCCACGGACTTCGAAGACCTGACGGGCATGTACCGCGCGATCGCGTTTGAGTGGCAGAGGGAAAGCAGGAAGCCATGAAACGCCACCCCAACGTCGTCTGGCTCGTGCTCTGCAAAACCCGCCGAGCGCGGAACTGGTACGCAACCTTTCACTCGTCGTATCTCCCGCAGGCGCGACGCTCGCTCAAAGAGCAGGTCGCGAAGTTCCCCAAGCTCGACCATCGGTTGTTCCGTGTCGTGATTCCGGCAGTGAGCGCGCTATGAAAGAACAATCGAATCTCTGGCCCACCAACGAGCCCGCCGCGGTGCCGACGCCCGTCGGCCTCCCGACGCGAGCCCTCACGCTGTGGCAGCCTTGGGCGTGGCTCGTCGCCAATAGCCACAAAGACATCGAGAACCGACCATCCGGGT